AACAGGTAACGCAATCAAATACTTGGCTCGTGCTGGTCGTAAAGATGACATGGTTAAGGACTTGAAAAAAGCACAAGAAAATATTCAGATTATTATTGATAATATTGAAAAGGAGAACAACTAATGAAAATTACATTAAAAAATAACTATGGTAAAGTAAAGCGGGTTAAGATTGGTCTATCATGGACTTTCTTATTCTTTGGCTTCTTCGTCCCACTATTCCGAGGTGATATGAAAAATTTTATGATTGGATTAGCTATTGATATTTTAGGCGGTCTAGTAAGTATTGGTATCATTACACTGGTATATCATATTTACATGTTTATCAAGTACAACGATGACTATTTGCAAGAATTATACCGACAGGGCTATCACGGACAAGCAAAGGAATAGTTTTAAATGTTGGCACTAGATGAAAAGAAAATCCGCAAAGGAAAGCCGGTTGGTTTACCTTATGTTGGTAGCAAAAAGAAAATTAGCAAAAAGATTGTAGAAATAATCAAGCAGAATTTTGGAACAGATAAGACAGTTTATGATGTCTTCGGTGGTGGCGGTGCAATTACTGCGGAACTGATGATTAACGACATCGATGTTGTTTATAATGACTTAGATAAAACAATTACTGATATGTTTAACCGTGTTTTAATCCAAGATAGAGAATGGATAAAAACACTAATTGTTAATCGTGATGAGTTTATTGCAATTAGAGAAAAAGAAATCAAAACGGTTGATGACGAATTGAAGTTGTTAGTCAATAGTTTTGGCAATGATCGAAGGAGCTATTTATACAGTAAACAGGTAAGTGATATTAAGTATAATCTAGCCGTTGAGATTTTAGAAAAAGAAGATGTATTAGTCGGTTATAAAAAAACCACAACGTATCAAAGAGCTGTTAATCTTTACGAAGATAAACTAGGATTCGTTGATAAACAGGAAAAACATAGAGTGTTACAACGATTACAACAATTACAACAATTACAACAATTAGAACGATTACAACAATTAGAACAATTACCAAAAACAATAAATAAAGACTATAAATATTTTTCGAATGTCAAAAATAGTATTTTATATCTAGATCCACCCTACGAAAACTCTGATACACGTAAATATAATTCGCAAATTGATTATCAAGAATTTTATGATTGGGCTTATGAAATGTCAAAAAATAATGTTGTATTGTTATCAAGCTATGAAGTTTCAGGCGATGGATTTGAATGCGTTTATGAATTTAAAAACGCCAGAAGTACAATGGCTGGTGGTGATCGTGGTAAAAGAACAGAAAAGTTGTTTATGGTGAAAGGATAAAACATGACAAATTACAACGTTACAATTAAAGAAATTACGAGTACAACCGCAGGACAAGGCTTCACAATCGGTCAGGGTGGGGTTATCTCAATTGAATTTAATCCTACATTGGCAAGTAGTATCACCCGTCAATTACCAAAAGGAGATTTTTACCTGATTAAGTTCACAGATGAAAATAAATTCATGTATGTCCCTAGCACTCGATTTAAGGCTACCTTTACTACTTCTGTTATAGTTGAACCAGAACCAATTGAAAGTACCTCAAACAGCCAATCAGAGACATCTAGCCCTATTAACGACTCAACAAGCCAAAGTGAAACTAGTGAGTCAACGTCTAGCTTATCAACTAGTCAAAGTATAAGCGAACAACCAACCTTAGATTTAAGAGGTAAAAATAATGGATAATCAATCAAAAGAAAAACTAAATCAACTGCTAGTAAAAATTATTTTATTCTTCGTACTAGTTGCCATTATTGCCTTACCTATTTGGCTATTTACAATCTTTGCTAGTATTGTATTCTCTATCTTAGTGTTTGCCGTTGAAATGGTTGTATCATTAGGTATTGTATTAGGATATAACAATTAGTCCTGTGAAAAGGGCTTTTTTTATTGCGTATTTTATGATATAATATTAGTACACAAAATAAGCGAATGGAAACATAATAATGGCATGGGCTATTGATATAATCGTAACAACACTTCACAATTCACACATTTTTGTCGCAATTATATATGCCAGTTTTATTGATATATTTTTAGGTATTATTAAAGCGGTTGTATCTAAGTCATTAAATTCTACTATTAGCGCTTATGGCTTATTAAAACATTGTTTACTTATTTTAATCCCACCACTAACAGTACCAATATTTTTTGCATTGGAATATGGCGACTATTGGAGTGTATTTGAAACACTTGTATTATTTACACAGGCACTTAGTTTGGCAGAGAATTGGATAGCATTAGGATTACCTTTCCCAGAAGCAATAGCCAAGTATTTAGATAACGAGAAAAAAGAACTAACCAAACAATCAGATGACCCAAAGAAATAGGTTGTCTTTTTTTATTTGATGTGATACAATGGTTATACAAACTTAATTAAAAGGACGAATAAACATGAAATTTACGTACACAGAACACTTGGGTCTTGATGAAAATAACCAACCAATCACAAACGAGTACAAGTTTTTACGGACAATCAATACCGAGAAAATCTTCAAAGATGAAACAGGTGACGAATTTAACGCTCAATTGGGTGAAGTTGTAAGTCGATTGGCTAGTTTCGAACAGGACCCCACAGACCCTCAAAAAGCCAGTGAAATTACTTCATTACAGTTTATTGAGACCCGCCATGATGTTTTGAAATTCTTGTATGCCCAGACAGTTGATGGCGTATTAGTACAAAATGAAGATACACGCAAAGAATATGAAGAGTTAGATTTGCCAGAGGGTGTATTATTCAATCAATTTCTTGCTAAGCTCACAGGTCAAAAGTAAACATACAAATGATGAAGGTGGAAATAAATATTACTTAATTTATAGGATAATAGCCTTTCTAATGCACCTTAATCAACCGCTAAGCGAGATATTAACCCTTGATATAAACGAAGCGAGTGAGATTATCCGCCAGTACAAAAAATTAACTGCTACTAAATCAAAACCAAGTAAGCCAAAGGGTCTGCCAAAGATTGATTATAGCCAACAAAAAAAGCCAGATGATTAATTTCATAAGGCTTTTTTATTTAGTCTGGAACTGCACCTAACCACTCTGGGTCTGCTGATGTTGATGTATTCCCACTCCCTCTCAAAGGCGTACGAGCACTAATTGGACTAGCACTGTATATTGATGAAGCAATGCCTGTACGTGAATGAATAGCCAGAGTCCATGTATAAGGGTTCCCATCAAAAGGAGTACCAGATACATAAAATACATTGTCATAGCCGTTGATGTCTGGATTGGCCCACGTTGGCATTTTTTCGATTAATTGTGTAGTACCTGTGCCGTAGTCTTGTGTACCAGATGAGGAAATATATCCGGCTTTGATAACATTCCCACTACGAACGATATTCAATTTTCTACCATATCCAAACGTAACAAATCCAGTACGGAAATAAGCATCGATATTTATAAGTGTCCATGTGCCGGTACTGGAAGCGGGGAAAGTTGTTGATGACGTATGTGATATATTGGCTTTTAATATAGCATTCTTTAAATAACCATTATCGGTATTACTACCATTTAACGAGTTTACCATAACTACATCACCTGCGTTATATTGTATATTAGGTTTCCATTTAGGATAAATACCAGCTGTGACTTGATTGGCAAATGATACCGAATTTGTCCCGTTAACCAGCCAAATAGGGATATTGGCTTTTGTATCGCCTTTATTCAAATCGCCAGATGGACTAGTGAAAAATCCAACTGTGTATTGGTTATTTTGAACTACTTCGCCATCTTGGTTTTGTTGTGTTAAGTCAGCAATTAAACCCAAATATTGTGTACCTGTTGTTGATGTTGGCGTATATGTTGTAGTGGAGGTTAGTTCGAATAGTCTTCCTTGAATTAAAGCCTTACCCGCCGTAACTTGTACTGCTCCGTTTATCAATGTGGGTACTAATCCTGTGATAATTCTATTCCCAATACCACTAAAAACAGCTCCATCAGCGCTTGGAGATACGTTCATATAATCTGATTGGTATACTAATTCTGTATTTGCTAATGTCATGTTTTATGCCTTTCTTAAATCAAGTCTTGTAATTTGTATAAGTAAAATTCAAACGGTATAGATGTGCCTGTACCACTTGCTACAGAAACAGTCACAGTATTGGCGTTTAATATGGTTTGAATGGTACTATATACAGAGAGTAAATTATCCCAATACTTTGAGGCTGGGAAACCTTTATTTAGTAGCGTAAATGTATCCAAGTTATCTAGCGAGTAGCCAATCATATCACTAGAAATTTGAAGAGGTACGTTAGTTTGGCTTGTTGTTAGAGTAACCGATAAACCATTTGGGGCCGTTAAAGTTACGTTTACCGGGGTTGTTTGTGGTGGTATATTGATGATAAAACCGTTATAACCATCTGTTTTAACTTCGTCTGTGATGATTTGATAACCGTATTTATATGTGTTTATATCCCCTAGATAAGTCACATCAACAATAGCTATATCAGCATAAGGTTGGTTATCCAAATTACCGTGATGATAATATTTATAGGTGTATTTTTTAGTCCCACCAGTATAAGGATAAACTGTTGCACTTGTACGTTTAATAGGCGATTGCCACCTACCAGCCAACTCTAGTGTTAATTCTGCTTGTACACCATTCACATAAGGGTTTTCTATAAAGTCAATTGTTTTAATCTTGGCTTGTTTACTAAATATTAAATCTGGGTCGTTTGTATTAGCCACAGAAATTTGATTAATTGAGTTTTGGTTTTTAGCTATCCATTCCGCACGAGCTTGTCTACCATTATCATAATCAGACATAAAAGTCAAGACTAATTTAACATCATAAGACGAATACATAAGCGATATATTATTGGCTGATGTAAAAATAGAGTTTTCACTTGGATTTAAACTATCAAAGCCAGACATATCTAAATACTCATATCCGACATTACTTGGGTCACTAGAGTAGATAGTTCCCTCATTATTTTTTAAGTAAATTGTTCTAGTATCTGACATTTCTAGTCTCCAAATGTAATATCGTCATTATCCCCAACAATAGCCTGATTAGTCGTGAAATTTATCTCTCGCAATTGGCTAGTAACAATAGTATCCTCTAAATTAGCCAATCTAATATACTGACCAATGAAAGGACTATCCCGCTGACCAATAAATAAGGGAGAACCATCTAATCTCATAACCATTTGAGACCTGATAGCATAAATACTCGTTTTTAATAGGCTGGTCGCACTCTCCACCAATTCAGACAGAGTATTGTTCTGAAGACTTGCATAAGCCACACGAGGGGTTGCTCCAATATTAATGATTCCGTTCGTAGGCACTTGGCTTGTTACAACATTGAAGTTTTCATCTAAGTAGGCATAATACCCAAACATAGAGCCATCTTCCAAATAGCCAAATACCATTGATGTCTCACTATCTGCGTTTCGTGATTGTTGAACATACTCCAAAACGTTAGTAGTCTTTAAATCAACAAAATAGTTTGGGTTATCAGTAGTATTTTTTGCCGAACCAGACACAGCTACTCTTGGGCTAGTCTCACCAATATAATACGTAAATTGTATATCCCATGCACCGTTGAACCTTGCAATAAAGTTTTTAAATACGGTCTCGATTGTGCTTTCTGTATTATCCGAGTAGTTAGATGTTTTTGTAATATCCGAACTAATCGACATGGACCCATTATTTTTTATATATGGGTTATTGCCAGTTAAGAAGTTCCATACACTCATAATAGCATTAGCCAAGTTAACCTGTGGCAAGTAAGAACCTTTTGGTATATACACGTTTTCACTTAAATTCATAATAGGAGCAAAGCGATAGGTTTCATCGTTAATCTTCCTCAAAAACATAATCCCAATTGCTTCATTGGCTGGTCGTGAATAATTAGCACTAATCACATAACCATCTTCCATATTGGTTGCGTCCATAATTATGTCATTTTGTCTAGGATAGTAGCCAAGTTGATTCGGATCTGTTAAAAAGACCACATCAATAAAACGTGTGCCATCTAATTTGAGAACGTCATTTTTTATTAAGACATTCATCGTGTAATATTCCCATGTAGCGTCTGTTGAACGTTGCATGATTGTAACAGCTTTTCCAGTCTTTTTCATACTACGATTATATCACATTTTAGACAATAAAAAAAGCACCTTTTTAATTAGTGCTTAATCCAACTCTACGCAATTCACGTTTAATTTGAGGTACAACCAAGTCAGGGTTAGAACCATTGACATTAATCGTAACTTGATTAGATGTGGTTGATGTAGATGTTCCAGCAGTAGCCAATGAACCACCAGCCAATCCGACACTTGGAAGCGATATATTACTCATCGAACTAGTTAATTGGTCTTTTAATGTTTGTGCATGACGACTAATAAATCCATCTTGGCTTGTCATACCAACCGCAATACCTTGAGGGATAAACTTACCGACCATATCTCTCATCACACGACTTGGCGAATGAATACCAAGTAATGAACGTATTTTCTTTGGTATCATATCAGTAAGAGCACCAATGGCAGATGTAACTGATTTCCATGCTCCTTTGATACCACTAGCAATGCCGTCAACAATATTTTTACCAATGTCAGCAACATTTCCAATGGCTTTACTAATAGCATTAAACACACCAGAGAAGTGACTACCAATTTTACCAGCTACGCCAGATACTGATTTGATAATTCCCGAGACCATTCCGCCAGCAAATCCAATAATACTACGGAATGTATTGGCTATTCCACGACCGACCCCACCTAAGCCAGAACCCATAATTCTAAATCCATTAGCAATATTATTAAATACACCAGATAGTGAGCTAAATAGTCGTGAACCAAAACCGATTATTCCACTAAATACACTACTTACAACCTTACTAACAACCCCTAATATACCATTAAACCCAGCAAATTGTCCCATA